CGAACAACAAATATAAAATGATATGCAATATCATTTTATAAATTAATCCATTTTATATATTAAAAAATCTCTTGGTATTTTCATATATTATTTTTCCCATTTTTACATATTCAACATTCTTTATTCTTGCTATCTCTTCAACAATTACTCCTGTATCTTGTGGATGTGACTCTCTTTTTCGATCAATTGATAAATATGGAGCATCTGTTTCAACCATTATTCTGTCATTTGGTATTATTCTAATAGCTTCTACTAAATCAGCATTTCTACGTTTATCAAGTAACCAACCAGTAATTCCAAAATAAAATCCTAAATTGAATAATATAATCGCTTCGTGTTTATTCCCGGTGAATGTATGTATAACTCCATTATAATATTCTTCACTCTTAAGAATATCAATAAAATCTTCAAATGCATCTCTACAATGTAAATAAATAGGTTTGTTTAATTTTTTAGCAATTTTAATTTGTTCTCTAAACACACTAATTTGTTTTTCTTTAGGTGTAAACATACGATTGTAATCTAATCCTATTTCTCCAATAGCAACAACCTTTTTATCATTTGAATATTCTTCTAATATTAATAGTTCTTTAAGATCATCAATCATTTTTGCATTATGCGGATGAACACCAATAGTATAATATATATTATCAAATCTCTTACTTAGTTCCTTATTCTTTGATACTTCCTTTAAACTATTTGAGATACTAATAATATTTGCAACCCCACTATTATATGATTCTGTTACAATCTTTGAAATCTTATTGGGATTATATTTATTAGTTGCAAAATTACATCCAATATCAATTGTATAAAATGTGTCTTCTGTCATTTTTATTATAATAGTCATTTATTATAATAAAACATATATATAATTCATTTTTTATTAGTACATTATCACATACATAAATAAATTAATTTTGCATGTTTTCGTTGAAAGCGAAACGAACAACAATATAAAATGATATATAATATCATTTTATAAATATCTTATAAATTAAATGTCATTTGATTTACTCTTTGTTCCTTTTGTTGCTGTCTTCTTTGGTTTCTCTTCTTCAACAACCTTTTTGATTTCTTTTGTTAGTTCTTTTTTTGGTTGAGGTTTTTCCTCTTCTGATTCTTCAGTATCTTCTTCATTAGTTTCTTCTTCATTGATATATTCTATTTCATTCTTAAAATAATTTGTATCAATTGTTTCAAATATTTGTGTAATTTGTTTTTCTAATAAATCACCATATTGTTTATACGATTCTTGTTGTTTATTTATTAATTCTACTTGATCAATAATCTTTTGTTGATTATCTTTAGATGGGATTTGAATATTTAATTCTAAAAATATCTTTTGATTAATTCCTTTTTGTGCTCCACCGTGGGCTAAATTATATATAATACTTTGATTGTTTAATAACCAAAGATTTATATAATTTTCAATAATTATTTTATCCTTTAATTTTATAGTCCATCCATGATGATTTAAAAAGAATTTATTATTTATAAATCGTACACACTTTTGAGAAACTCCATCTTTTGCAATTACTAATTTATTTTCACGATTATATTTTTCTATGTGATAGGTAGCTTCTCCACCACCATATACTCCATATATACCTTCTTTCATAGTATCCTTTGTAATATAATCACCAGTTTCTAATATACAAATTTCCCCCAATTTCTTACTCTCACATTCCACACTTTTAACTAACCAATTAAATATAGCCTTTTTATCTTTTTCAAATTGTTCGTTTATAGCATCTGATTCTATCTTTCGATAGATCAGATGAATAGCATCTTTAAAATCATCGTATTTCTTGTAGATTAATAGTTTAAATAATTTATTTGAATTATGATAATCTACGAATTTTTGAATATTATAAGTTTTAAATTGTTCGTCTAAGAGAGTCACTATTTCTTGTTGATGATCTAATGATATATTAGGAATATCAATATTTTTTAAATCATCAATTGTTATAAATGGTTGAGCATTTTCTTGCTGCTTAAAATTACTTTTTAAAAATAATAAATTATAGTATATATACTTACTATTATCACATCTAATTATTGTTTGATTTTGATTTAAATAATATTTTTTATTATCATCAAAATATAATAATTTTCCAAATGTATTACCAACTAAAACAATTACAATATCATTATTTTTTAAAATATATTTATCATATTTTTTATTTTCTTCTACATAATCAAATATATTACATATTTTACCATTCTGAATATTAGTAACTTTTAAAATTGGAACTCCAGTCTCTTTAAATTCTTCTTTTTTAAAAGCATTACCCTTATTGATTTCAACAATTTCACCTAATTTAACATACTCTATATCTTCATCAACAACTTCTTTTTCTTCCTCTTTATCAACTTTTAAATTATATCCATTTTTAACTAAATCATTATATGTTCTTACTTCAAATGGTTCTTCTTCAACATAAAATCCTTTGAAATTCTTCTCATCTTTAAATTTACCGTGATAAAATTTAATTTCTTTAGTTTTTTCTCCTTTAGTAAAAGCAATTTCTGCTGTTGCTATTCCAGTATAATCAAATATACCTTTAGGATTTAAAACTATCTTTGTAATATTTACATTTTCAATTAACCATTTTCTGAAATTATTTTCCCACGATTTACCATCATAGCCATTATTCAATAAACCTCTGTCCATTACTGTTATCCATCTACCACCTTTTTTCATTGAATTAACAATATGCATTAAAAATTGAGCTATAAAATCTTTAATTACTTTTTTATTTGAACCTTTTAATGCTCCCCAATAATCACTATAAGGAATTGCATCACCAGTACCAAATGGAGGATTAGATGCCCCACAATCAAACTTATTTTTATATCTTTCACAATTATGTATATCTAATGAATCTTCTGAATGAATATTATCAACTGGTATTTCATGAATTAACATATTAATCATTAAAGGTTTGAATACTTCAGGATTACATTCATTTGCATAAATATTATTTCTGAATTTTTTAATATCTTGTTTTGTATCTTTAATATATTTATATGCTGTTGTAATAAATCCACCAGTACCACAAGCAGGTTCATAAAATGTTTCGGATGCTTTAGGATTTAATTCCTTCATCATCCAAGTTTTAAGTTCAACTGGAGTAAAATGTTGACCAGTTTTTTTTCCTTTTTCTGATACTGATTCTGATTTCCATTGTTCATAAGCTAAACCAAAAGCATCAAAATTCCAATCATCTAATGTTAATTCGTTAATATGTTTCTTTTTAATTTTTGCGATTTCATCATATTTCTTATAGATAGCATTAATTAATTTCTGAATATTAATTCCTGATTCTGGTTTATCAATATATGTACAAATTGCACTAACATCATTTTTAATATATTTACTTATAATTTCATGTCCGACAAATAACTTTATTACAGCATCATTATTAGGATCTGAACCTCTAACATTACAATATTCATCCCATAAATTGTAATAATTTTTATCTTTTAAATTTTTTTCTTTTTCATCCTGTTTAATCTTTTCATCTGTGCAATAATCCTCATATAAAACACTAAATTTACAATTATCTGGTAATCCATATTCTTCAATCTTTGGTTCTAAAAATTTTAAAAGTAAAAAATTATTAATTTCGTTTAAAGCTGGAATACCAGTTAATTTTATACCTTTACCATTTCTTACAATATTATGTAAATTATGTAAGAATGAAAACCAAGCATTTTTATCCATATATGACATTTTGATTATTATATATATAATCTAACGTAGTAATAATAAAATAATATATCAATTTTTATATGAAATTGATAGTGTTACCAATTTTAAATTCTTTTTTAATATCTGAAAAATCTTGAAATCTATAATATTCAAATGGATCTTTTGGTAAACAATCATATTTTTTACAAACATTATAATAATCGATATCTTCATTAATTATAATCTTATTATCACTTAAAAATTTTTTACAACATTTTTTACTTTTTATTAAATGATCTGTATTAATTTCTAACCATTCATATAATGTTTTATCATCTAAGAATTTTTTAAATTGAAAATAATAATCATTAAATATATCAGAAAGTCCACATTTATCTTCTTGATTATTATAATCTTTCTCAAAATTAGTATTAATATTAAATTTAAATTTTGTTTTAAATATTTCTAAAGAATTATTAAATTCTATTTGTAAAGCTTCATCTTCTTTAATACCAATCAGTTTATTTACTTTCTTTTTATATAATTTTGTAAATTCTGTAAAATCAACAGTATTAATAAAGAATTCACAATTATGTTTTGGATCATTATCTATCTTTAATATTATTTTATTCTCTGTTGGTTTTAATTCTATTTTATCAATAATTTTTTTAAATTCTTGAAATCTTTCTTTTTCATCCATATTATCCGTTAAATTTATTAATGATTCATAATAAGTAATAATTTTATTAACTGTTAAATCTTCATTCTTTTTATCACCTTTTTTAATATAAAAATCTATTAGTGTTCCATATTTCTTTTTATTATTTGGATATTTTTGATCTAATCTTAAAACTCTTCCAGCAGTTTGTAATGATACAATCGTTGATCTCTTTTTAACTGGATCTAAATATAAACCACAATCTAATTCTGGTACATCAGTTCCTTCCTTAAACATATTTATACATAACATCATTGTTGGATTTATTTCTTTTTTAAATTCTGCAAAATCTTTTGGCGTATCATTATATATTGGATTATCATTAAACGATGAATTAATATATAATTTTAAATACTTTGCAGAATTTTTTATATATTCATGCCAATCTTTTAAAAGATATTGGTTTCTTGACCATGCACATACTTTCTTAAATGGTAGATCTGGATATATTTTTCCTTTAAAAATACTTTCAAATGCTTTTTCTTTAGTATTAGTATTTTCAGATGCTTGTACTAAATGGTATTTAAATGGTAATACTACATTATCATGTATAGCATCCATTAAAGTATAACTACTAATAATATTTAATTTATTATCGTTTCCAAAGAATTTTATTAAATTAGTTTTACTATTTTTATTAGTATCACGTAAGGGAGTTGCTGAAAATCCAATAAATGGAATATTTGATTGAATTAATGATAATTTATTAGTAAATATTGTTTGTGTAATACAATGACATTCATCAATAATTACTGCTTTAATATTTTCTTTTATTTTAGAATGATCAATATTATTAAAAAAAGTAGTATTAATTATTACTATTGTCTTTTTATTTGTCGTACTTAAATTTTCAAATTGTTTTTTATCTTTATCATTAATACAATCAATTATATCATAGTTATTTAAGTCAATTATTTTATTATCCTTCCATTCTTTATATGCTTCAACATTTTTAACATATTTACCATCATTATCTTTTTTAAAAAACCAATTTCTAAATATCTCTTGACGATATGTAATCAATAATATTAAATTTTTTGATTGATTTATTTGATAAATTTCTTTATTATTTAAATCATCAATTGTTTGTAATATTATATATGATTTACCGGCACCCATAATCTGAGCATGTATGCCATTTTTAAATCCTTGATTACGTTGATTTTTAATTGCTTCTATTTGATTATCTCGATAAAAATTATTTAATGTTTCAATATCTTGCATTAACTTATTTTTAACATCTTCTGGTATTTCTTCTTGATTATCTATTTCTGTATTTAATAAATTCTCTTCTTTTTCACTATTTAATATTTCGATAAACTCTTTTATTTTATATATCACTGGGATATTATCTTCATCTTCCATATGAATTTTTAATTTTTTATTATTGTCATCATCATTTTTATCTATTAATAATTTATAATAAAGAATAAATTTTTTTAATTTAATTGAATTATCATTATATATCTTTTGAAATTTTTCATATAATTCCTCATTTGGATCAACTACATTATTAATAATTTTATAATACTTAATGATATCTAAAATAGAATCCGTAAAATCATTTATTTTACTATAATCATTAATACGTTCATCTTCTTTTCTTTCTAAATAATTCCAAATTATTTTAAATAATGATACACCAACTTTTTCTTTATTGGGATATTTTTCATATAATTCTTCATATGTTTCCATTATATAATATAATATTTATAATTATATTAAAAAATAAACAAAAAATCAATTTTTATATCTATAAGTTAAATATCTATTTACAATTGGATATTTTTCTAATTGAGATAATTCTTTATTATTAATCTTTTTAAGATCAATATCTTCTTCAGAATCAGAATCCATATGTAATACTTTTAAATAATATTTATTATTATCTTTTAATATTTTTATACGATGCTCATCAAAGTCATTATGATGATTTTTACATAAAATTATACCATTGTAAGGATCATCTATATATGATTTATTATGATCAAATAAGTGAGCAGCTTCTAAACCATGTTTTCTTGAACAAAATAAACATTTATGTTCATATAAATTAAATACACCTTCTCTAAAATTAGCATTTCGTTTTTTACTTGTATTTTCATCATCAATATATATCTCTTCAAAGTCTTTTAAATTGATATCATGTCTTTTATTTAAATATAATTTCCATCCTTCATATTCTAATTTTGGATTTATAGAATTTAATATATCATCATATACATTATTTAAATTATTTTTATAAATTGTTTCCATTAATTATTATATAAATATATCTTTAAATATAATTACGACACCATTTTATATTTTTTCACAACTATTTTACACCATATTAAATAGTTAATTATATAAAAATATAATATTTAGTTTTATATAATATGTCATTATCAGAAGAAAGTTCTGAAGAAGCTCCACTAATTCTTCATAAAAAGAAAGATTTTATTTGGGAAGATTTTCGTACAATTTTTTATCCTAATCCTAAAGATGAATGTAATGAAACTGATCTTTTATTAGCAAATGATTATTTCTTATTTTTTATAAAACCATCTGAAGAACTTATTAATTATTTTAATAATACCAAAGATAAAAATAATAAACGAATGTTTCATTTACTGAATAATAAAATAGAAACAAAAGAATATAGATATATTGGAGCATATTATCAAATGACGACGAGACAAGCTCCTGCTTGTCGCTGTCGCTGGGAGCAAAGCGACATGACTCAAATATTTAAAAATTTATTTAATAAAATTAGACAAACTGATATCAAATTTAATAATTCAAAACATGTTATTCTAACTAATAAAATAATGAGAAAATGTGCCGCTTTAATGTTTGAACATGCGAATAAATATAGAAATAAAATTGTTATTACTATCTAAATATCATATTAAAATATCATAAATTAAAATTCGCACTTTAGTTGAGAGGCGAAGCCGAACAACAATATAAATATTATTTTATATAATATTTATATGCAAGAATTAGACCAATTAGAACAAGACTTTTTAAACTTTTCTAAATTACATAGCTGGTATAAAAAATTAGATTTTTATGGTGATACAATTTATTTTTATCAAGAATATGGAATACAAAATCAACTAACCACTCAAAAAATATTAGATAAAGATAATTTACATTGGTATTTTTCTTTTCAAATTCCAGAAAATAAAAAATATTATACCACAAAATGTGGACCGTTTTTAAGAGGAGAAGCTCATTTTACTATAATTGAATGTGATAATAGATTGATTTTTAAAGATTGGTTCTTAAATACATACCCGGAATACTATCATAAATATTATAAATTACAAAGACCCTCTCAACGTCAAGTTATCGAAATATTAGTTGCCGAATCAGAAAGAAATAAATATTGGGAAACTACTAAAAATGCATTTTTAGCAGAAAATAAAATTAATATTATATAAATATATATATGAATTATTATGAAAAATATATCAAGTATAAAAATAAATATAATACTCTTAAACAAAAAAATTTAGTTGGTGGTGAAATGAAATCATCTCTTTATCATCTTCATATTCGTTTTTCGGATGAATTAGAAAAAAAAATTGAACATGTAGAAAATAAATTATATGATTATGATTTAATAAAAGATAAATATTTTAAAGTAAACCCCTCTGGTAAAACTCTTAAAAAATCCGTGCCAGCTCATATCACATTAGGATATGGTCCAATATTAACATATGATACATCTCGTTATGAGTCTCAATATGAAATTAAAGATAGATTAGAAGTTGAAAATGTTTATCCAAAATTTTTAGAAACTTTTAAAGATAGAATACCAATTATAAAATATATTAAAGTATCTCCATTTCTAAGAGCTGATAAGATCGTAATTAAACTAGAATTAGAATCAGAACTTCTAACAGAAATGTTAAAATTTCTTAGAAAAATAGAATCATGTAAAAAAATAAATGAAAAAATGAAACATGAATATGATATTGCAAAAATAGAAATAAGAGCAAGATATCCCAAACTATTTACAGATGATCAATGTTTTGATAATGAAAATCCAGTCGGAGCACTACATATCACATTGGTTAATTTAAAACCAGATACTCCAGAAGAAATTTTAATAGAAGTAATTAAGTACACCGAATTAGAGTTATCTAAAATTGGTATAAATTCGGGCGATATCTTAATAGCTGATAGAATTGATATTAAAACTCCAATTACCAAAAAATTTATTGATATCTATAAATATTAATCTTTTTATAAAAAAAATCATTTATTAAGATATTCATTATAGTAATTCATTTATTTATACAATAGATAAATAAACTTATTTTAATAAAATAATACCTCCTCTAAACAATTTATAAATTTAAGCCATCTTTTAATTGTAAATATTTTTCCTTATATTTATAATATGAACCACCTCTTTGTTCCTTTGGATTAAAATAAATAAATGTTAATACAAGATCTAGTTTACTAAATACATATCTCTCATTAAATTTATTTTGTATCAATTTATTAATTAATTTATTTAACTTTTTAGATTCTGTTACATACCTCGAAATATAAATTAAAATTTTAGTACATTCTCTAATT